CCCTGCGTTCGGCAAGATTGCCGATGGAGTTACCGATGCAGTTGTAAAAAAGATTACAGCCAAGAAGTCGGTGAAGAAAAAATAATGTCAGTTCAAAAAGTCCTAGCATCCGCGAAAGCGGAGGTTGATGCGGGTTATCGAGAAGGTACCAATAACGACACTAAGTTCGGTAAGTGGTATGGACTCAATAACCAACCTTGGTGCGCCATGTATGTTTCATGGTGCTTCAAGGAGGCAGGTCTATCTGACCTAATCGCGGCTCAATCTAAAAAAGGTTTTGCTTCATGCGATGCTGGTTTGAAATGGTTTGCAGGTAAAGGTCAGTTGGTTCCAGTTGGGCAAGCAAAGGCTGGAGATATTGCATTTTTTCAGTTCGACGATGATGCTCAGGCAGACCATGTTGGTATTGTAAAATGGAACAACACAACCTTAAAGTATCTACAAGTTTACGAAGGCAATACAAGCGGTGATGGAAAGGGCAGTCAATCAAACGGAGATGGCGCTTTCTTAAAGAAAAGAAATTACAAACTAATCATGGCTGTCGTCCGCCCGAAGTACGAGGCATAAAACATGAGCGAAGAAGTAAAGCCAAGTTTAGGAGAGATTATGCGTCGGCTTGATGACCTAACTATGGAAGTCAAGCAGATGAATCTAAATGTTAGCCAAACCTATCTTCGCAAAGATGTTTACGACTCTGATTCTGAAAGAGTCACGCAAGCCATGGAACACATTACAGACCGTCTTGAAAAGATGGAGAGTCGCTCCGAATGGGTCATCCGTACCGTCGGGGCGCTCTTTATCGCCACAGTTGTCGGTGCCTCCATGTATGTTGGACAAATCATTGGGTTGTAGGGCTTGACAATCTAAACCCCCGTTTAGTACCCTCTCCCTAACGAGAGGAGTCCACATGGACAAAGCACTATCGGTAAGACCAGTCGATGATTTTGAAATTATCGAGGAACCAGCCCGTGAGCCATTCGTCGTTGATGACGATTCAAAGGCTGATTGGGCAATGAGAAAACTTGCCTCGATTCGACGCAAGCAATCAGATAACAAAGCCATCTTTGACCGAGAGTTACAAAGAGTCACAGAATGGCTTGAGAAGGTCAATACAGACCTCGAAAGAGATGCTGAATGGTTTGAGGCGAACCTACGCCCATACGCCCTCACAGAGCGCTCTAAAGACCGTAAAAGCATAGTTCTGCCCCACGGCACCATCAAAACTGTTTCAGGTCGAGTCAAGTTCGATATTGAGGATGAATCTAAGTTCCTCGACTGGGCTGAGACAAACGCCCCTGAGTTGGTTCGCATTAAAAAAGAAATTGATAAAAAAGCCCTAAATGCTTTGAATCAGTCTGAAGATAAAGTAATATCAACCCAAGGCGAAATTGTTCCTTCAGTCAAGGTCATACCTGCTGAAGTTTCAGTCTCGTTCGTAATCGCAGAATAGAGAGAGAGAACATGGAAAACAATCTACCTATCGCTCAAGCATTGAGCGAAATCATGAAGGCAGTTGGAGCAATCGCCAAGAAAGATAAAAACACTTCACAGGGTTTTAACTTCCGAGGAATTGATTCAGTTGTAAATGCTGTATCACCAGCACTTCAAAAGTTCGGAGTAGTCGTCGTACCTTCAGTCGAAGAGTACGAATATCAAACAGTCGAGATTGGACGGAACCGAACTGCTATGGGTCATGTCAAAGTAAAAGTAACTTACACATTCATCGGAGCAAACGGTGATGCAATTAAAGCAACAGTAGTTGGCGAAGCAATGGACTCAGGTGATAAGGCAACAGCCAAAGCCATGTCAGTTGCTTTTCGTACAGCGCTACTTCAATCACTTGCACTTCCAACCGATGAGGCAGACCCCGATGCAAGTTCTTATGAACGCTCAAGCGCTGATGATGTGTTAGCGCCTTCAGCGGTTGTCATCAAGATTGCTCAAGCAACCACGATTGAAACACTATCTGAAATCGGTCAGTACATAACAGCGAACAAGGACGCTTACCCAGTTGGACTTCTTGACCAATTCCGTGCCAAGTTCAAAGAGCAACAAACCAAATTGAACCCACCAAAGTTGGAAGAGGAATCAGATGAAGTCAGCACTCTTGAACCAGCCCGAGTTACCGTATAGCGGAACTTCAGGACATAGCGGAACAGATACTTCAAAGGAGCGAGCGCTTCACGCAGATAGGTCAGGAAAGACCGCTTTGCGTCAAGCGCAAACTCTTAACCTTCTTGCTCAACGAAAGATGCTGGGCATAACTTGGAAAGAGTTATCTGAGATAACAGGACTTCACCATGGCACCGCTTCAGGTGTATTGTCCGTCCTTCATAAAGCAGGACGAATTGCGCGACTTAAAGAAAGTCGTGATGGTTGTAAAGTCTATGTAGATGTGGCTTGTATCCAAGGTCGAGTAATTGAAGAGCAAGGGCGCAAAAAATGTTGCCCTCATTGTGGAGGTAATTTGTGAGTATCAGGTGGATAACAAAGGTTTGGTCGGACTCGCCCTATGACGGGACTCGCCTCCTTATCCACCTAGCGCTCGCAGATATTTCTCATGATGATGGTCGCTTCTTTGCATCTCAATCAAACCTCGCCACTAAAGGTCGGTGTTCAGTTGAGTATGTCCGAAAGGTTATCAACGAGATGATTGCCGATGGTCATTTGAAGATTATTACCAAGGGAAACTCTCGAGGTAATGCAACCGTCTATCAGTTGATATGGAAGAAACTACCCAACACAGTTGGGGAGGAACAAAGTTTAGGAGAGGTAGAACTCCCCAACTCAGATACCCCCAACTCCCCAACTATGGAGCCTCAACTCCCCAACGCCACTCCGTACCATCCGTCCTATACATCCGTCCTATCTACAACAAAGAGCGACGAAACTGCTGTCGCAGTTGTCGCGCTCTCTGAAGCAGTTGCTCGAAGATGGTGGGAGAAGCAAAGAGTCAAACCTTTAGGCAAAGGGGCTTGGCACTCATTACTTCAAATAACTAAAGCGGCTGAGGCAAGAGGATATTCAGAGCAACAGATTGAACAGGCTTTGGATTACATCGGGACAGTTCCCACAATGCGTCAAATGGATTTAGTTCTCAGAGGAGTAGGAGTTAAAACCAAACATGAACAATCAGCAATTAGAGCAATCGACTTGGCAGAGAAGTTCCGCAATGACCCTCTCTGACATCGCCATGCTTTTAGGATTTGTTGGTATCTATGACCTACGAATACAAGTCGATGAGTTAAAGGTTAGGGCTTGGGCTGAGTCCCTTGATTCGGATTTACCTTTAGAAGAGGCAAAGAAAATTGTTTCTTGGCATTATTCAAACCATGACTCGGCTATCAATCCTTCGCACTTAAATCGGGAATGGCGTCGTAGACTAGCCGACGCTCGAGACCGCGAGCGCTCGCGGTTAATGTCACTTGAGTACGCAGAACTAGAAAAGAAAAAAGCCTCACCTGAATTTGTAGCACAGATTAAAAAAGAATTGTTAGAGAAGTTGAACAGAGGTAAAGATGCTCCGCTGGAAAATGATAATGGAACGGTGGCACCTGACCTATGAAGATATTTCCGTTTGCAGGTTGGTACAGCAGATGGCGGTTCAGACGAACTCAAAGGTATGCCCTGCTTGCTTGGACGCCATCGCGGATGAAAGACTCCAATGGCAAAGGCTAAACCAAACAGAGTTTCTGAACCGACACGATGGTTAGTTCTTGCCCGTGCTTCATACAAGTGCGAAAGATGTAACCGAGATTTTCTAGGCTATCCCGTATCAGTTCATCATCGCCGTCCACGAATGATGGGCGGTTCAAAGAATGAGATGCTTCACGAATCAGCGAATCTTATTGTTCTTTGTGGTACTGGAACTAGCGGTTGTCATGGTTGGGTTGAATCCAACAGAGCCAAAGCCCGTGAACTCGGCTACCTTATTCAAAAGGTTGAGTCGGCTGAAGAGATTCCTTTTCAAGATGAAAACGGTTTATGGTGGCAGATAGATAACTTGGGACAAAAAACGCAACTGGACATGGTGCGGAGTATCCCTCATGCTTGAGTCATGGAATGTTTTTGTCAGATTGATGAGACCGAGCAAACGATTTATCGTCTCGAGTTCGAACAGCGTCCTTGGACGACTAATGCCGAACGCGCTGGCAATAGGTGGGAACGAGCAAAACTTACAAAGGAATGGCGAACGGGTTTTCAACTCTTGGCTAAATATGAGAAGATACCTCCTATGGTTTGGATTACCGTCACGGTGGAGCCACATCAGAAAGGTGGTCGCTTACAGGATGTAGGGGCGTGTAACCCCTCAGTCAAAGCGGCGATTGATGGACTCGTAGACGCGGGAGTTCTTCCCGATGATTCTTCGCAGTTTGTGAAGTCGTTGGTTTTTCTGCCACCAAAGAAAGATAAAAATTCGTTAGTGCTTTACATTCGAGGAGTTGAGAAGGAGAGGACATATTGAACTGGAACTTAATTTGGACAGCAGTTGGTTTAGCAATCGCTAGTTTTTTCATACTACCGTTTTATATTGCTATGCTCATTGCTTACAAAAAATCTATTATGAAAATTGAACTTGAGTTTGTGGCAACCGCCAATCAGATTCAAAAGAAGGTTAAGTTTGATGATGCTGTCGAACGCCTGTTCGAAGAAGGAGAAGCGATATGAGTACAGTTATGGAAGCAACAGAGTTAGACGGCAAAGGATTAGATGAGGTCAAACTATTGACCGAT